TCGTATTTAGATAAATATATTGTTTTTATTTCCATAACATTAAAAAAAGGCACATTTTAAGTGCCTAAAATTAAAGCATTTCTCTCCAATTTAATGCTGTACCATTACCCATACATAAAGCGAAAAAATATCTGAAAGGCTTTTCTGTACCAACTCCTGCATCTTTGTCATCTATATAATCTTTAATTGCTAATGCCAAATGCTGCTCATCGGAAATAGAACTACCCCAGTTATCACTTTTAAGCATGTTGCATACATACCAACTATTAGAGCCATTGTCTAATTCTAATGTGACACCATATCTGGTTAATAGCTCTTTTACTTTTTCTTTTGGCACAGGAATGTATGGATTATCATCTTTATCTTTCATTTTAGAAATAGCAAATTCTGCCATTTTCTCACTAAAATTAAACCCATAATTTTGTAGATAAATCCGCATATCTTCCGGGATATTATCATATAAATCAAAGCTTGCTCCTTTTTTCATATCTTTTAGTATTAAAGGGGGACTATTATATCCCCCTTAGTTTGTATTAGCGACGACGACGACCACGACCAGAGCCTCTTACACCTCTGCGTTCTCCCATCATTTCTTCATCATCGTATTCATCGTATCTATTCCCGTAAGAACCACCACGACTACCACCACCATAAGAACCGCCTTGTCCGCTACGTTCTCCTATTGATTCCATTTCGTCCCAAAGGGTTTCGAAATCTTCTTTTAGGCATTCAAGACTCTCTTTGAAGTCCTTGAAGGCTTTTCCTAATCCGCCTTTTCTTTCGCCTTCCATTATTTCAATCATTCCCATAATATTATTATTTAGAATTTGTTGTTTTAGGTTTATTAGACGTATTCATTTCCATCAAAAGAGATTTTATATCTCCCAATCCATCTTTTACGGATTTAACCTCCTGTTCCAATGAATTAATCCTATCTTCTTGTTGCTTCTCTTTAGCAAATTGAGGATTTAGTTCTTTTAAAATACTATCACAAGATTCTATAACAGACTTATGATATGGAACGCTTTCTACAATTTGCTTACTAGTTTGTATCATTGCTTCAACTTCCGAAATGATAGCCTCCTTCTTTTCGGAAACAATCACATTTGGATAAGCGAACATTTCACCATTTGCTGGTAATTTTTGAAAGTCTAAAACTTCCTCGCCACATCTTACCTTAATGTCAATAAGCATTTCTGGTTGAGGACTATAAGGTATTGACGGATTATAAGTAGGATATTTAGGGACAGGTGAACTTACAGATTCAATCTGCCCTATCTTAACTGTTGGTCTTTCTCCTTTAGAAAGAACATATATAAAACCACCTTGTCTACTTGATGAAAACATATAATAAACTTTTAATTTGTTTTACATAGACGGGATTTTACTCCCGTCTATAGATTCACTTACTTGCTACTGATGTAGGTGCAGGGGTTGTTCCGCCTGTCTGAAAATTGACAAAACGTATAATCCCTTCTCTTTTATTGATAAAAGCAAATACTTCTTTTGAGTTTGTTATATCAGAACCAATAACATTTGAACTGTTATGGTCTATAACATTTACTTTACTTTCACCATTATTAGAAGAAGAACTCCCTACATTTGTACTATTATTGGACGTTGGAATAGCAATCGTTACAGGCAGTGTTTCACCACCTGTTGGAACTGCTTGATTAACTTGCACAGTCACATAACATTCACAAGGAAGCTGATTATACAGACATTTATCAATCCCATAGTCTACACTCGTCTCTGATAAGGCTACGTTTGTTGTCGGCAACTCAAATATACAGAGTTGTTTCAAACAAGAACGTTGTCTTGTCGGAATAGCTGGACCGGGACCACCCGTCCACCAGTAAGAACCAAAAGGATTTAAAGGATTTCCATACATAATATTTTCCCTTTCTTTAAATTTTTACTATCTTTGTATCGGGATAGACAAGAGTAATTAACTTGTTGATAAGAGTAAACCGAAGCTCTTCCCTTTCTTTTAAATCTTCGGTATCATTTAATTCGGTAATCAAATGAATAACAAAGAATTTATTGAGAGTATAACTCTCGAAGGAGAAGAATGGCGTGACGTAATCGGATATGAAGGACTGTATATGGTATCTTCATTTGGAAGAATTGCCTCTTTATCCAGAATAATCCATTGTACTAATAGGGATATTATGTCTAAAAATAAGATTTTAATCCCATTTACAGTAGCACAACACGGATATTATGCTATTACACTAGTAATTAATGGTAATAAAAAGAAATTTTATATACATAAATTAGTAGCTAAACATTTTATTCCAAATCCAAATAACTTATGTGAAATAGACCATATAGATGGAAATCCATTGAATAACAATGTTAATAATCTACGATGGTGTACTCATAGTGAAAACATGAATAATCCTATCACCAAAAAAAGAGCATCTGATTCTCTAATTGGAACATACAATAATGCGACATCTAAATCTGTAGTTCAATTAAAAAACGGGTTGTTAATTAACATCTACAAATCTATGGCAGATGCACAAAGAAATGGATTTCTCCAATCAGAAATATCAAGGGCTTGTTCAGGTAAATGTAAAACCCATAAAGGATTTGAATGGATGTATCTAACTGATTACGAAACTCTTACCAACATGTCAAAGAACGCTTTGTCTAATACCAATACTTAGCAACCACAGTTACTATAAGGTGATACACTCATATTAACTGGTACGCTATAGTTAACAGGTACATAGTTACCAGCAGCAGGAATGTAAGGAATTGTTACTGTTTCAGGTTGTTTACATTCAATTTTAGCCAATCGAGCACTTAAATCACTAAGAGCAGCATTTACAGGCGCAATAGTTTGAGCTTGGAAAGCTTGAATATTTCTTGTCTGTGCATCGTTAGAAATTTGAGCAAGCAAAGTACTCTTATCTTCACGAAGCTTATCAATTTTATCAAGCAAGTTCTGATTCTGCATAGCATCCAATTTAGACAAGATAGCTTGCGTATTAGCAGTTGCTCCATCACGTAAAGCCAAAGTGTTCTGATTTGCAGTGTTAACCAATGTATTGGTCTGATTGCAAATAGACAACTGATTTTCATAACCTTGCGTAGTAATAGCATTCTGTGTCTTGCAGCAACAATCTGCAATAGCCTGTGCAATCTGACAATTTCCAGATTGAATGCTATTGATAATTTGTTGGCTTGACATACCCACTTGATTACCAACACCTTGAATTTGTGTCATAACGCCATTAATAGACTGTTGAATTTGTCCAACTGAACAATTCAAATTGGTAGCTAAAGTGTTAATAGCCTGACCATTTCCTTGAATAGCACTCATTAGTAATTCCCTTCCTGCATCATTGTTAATCAAATTTGGAATACCAGCGACACCATATCCGCCACCATTTCCACCATCGTTACAACCATTATTACCCCAACCATTACGACCGAAAAGAGGGAAAAGGAAGAACAAGAAGATAATCCATAAGAACCATGAGCCATCTCCACCAAACCCGTTTCCATTTCCTTTGCTATTCAAAGCCATTAACAAGTTAGGATCAATACCCTTCTGTTGCAAAAGTGGAGCAAGCATAGCCATCATTCCACTTCCGCTTCCACTCCCTGCATCGGGTGTGTAAACCACTGTTCGATTTTCTGACATAAATATTACTTTTTAATAGTTATAGTTTCAATATTGAAACCGTACAAAGAAAGTAATATATCTATAGAGAATTATTACAATTCATGTCAAGTTCGTGGGTTGTTCATAGATTCATATTCTTCTTTGTGCATCCATTTAAATCCACCTGCTGTTTTTCTCTTTTTATTGCAGCAAGAGCTTATTTTTGAAGATAATTCTCGTTTCCCATTTGTATCAATTGCAGCATCGGTCATGCTTGCATATTCTTTTATAAAATCTCCGTTTTTATTCAATTTTATAACGGGACTTCTTAACCCATTTTTAGGCTTCCCCTTTTGAGAATTAGAAAGATTTATTTTAGTAATTTCATTGTTCCCATTTTCTTTATATGTAGCCCAACGGAGATTTTCAATTCTATTATCATGACGAATAGTATTAATATGGTCTATACAAGGCTTGTTTTCTGGATTAGGTATAAATGCTTCGGCTACTAAACGATGGACTTTCTTTAGTTTGCGAATCTTATTTTTACATAACCATACTGTACGATAACCATTACTCCAACCTATATATAGATTCTTGGCGGGTATTTTCATTACTGAACCCTTAACATAAGGTGTATAATGTTCTAACATACGAACATTACCTAAATTACTTACTTGATATAGTCCTTCATATCCAACTACATCTTTCCATTCTTCATTTTCCATATTTACCAATTTTGATTTATCCCAAATAGTAGTAGAAGAAGGAGAAAGAAGATTTGGGAACTTCCTTATCATTGGGTAGCTACTCCCAACTATCTCCGTTGCAAATATAATTATATTATTTATCATCGCCTAGTTTTTCTTTAATTTCTTTTAATTTACATCGAAACGAATATTTCTTATTTTTAACATTGATTGTATTTCGTATCTTATTTGCTAAAGATTTACTAACACCTGTCATATTTGAAATTTCTTTATCTGTAAATTTATCACATAATAAATGGATTAATAAATATCGTGCATCAACGACTTCTTCATTGTTAGAAGAAAATATTTCACTGGGTGATATGCCAGTTGTTTCACATACTTGTTTTTTAATATTAGAATATATACAAAAATCCATATATAGTATTTAAATTTTACATAATAAATCTATAAACTATCTACAAGATATACTATACAATATTTTAGTGCTTGTATTATGTTATTTATCAACGTATTATCAAATATTCCCGAATATATTTGGAAGGTAGTGTACTAATTAGTACATTTGTGTCCATAATAGTACACTATGACTTTAGAACTTGATGTAGCAAAGAAAATAGATGAGATTGAGAAAATAGTCTGCACTCATTTTGGAGTGACAGAACAAGAACTTGTAAATAAAGAAAGGATGGAAAATGTCGTATCGGCTAGAGCTTTCCTTTTTTACATATTACATTATAAGTTGGAAATGTCTCCATTGACAATTAGTAAAGTATATCCAAGACAACCTCGATCTATAAAAAAAATGTGTGCCAAAATAAAGAATGGATTGAAATTTCACAAGGTATACACTTCTATTTATGAAGATTTACTAAAAAAAATAGAACCAATTCTACCAAAAGACTTAGATAAGTTTTGGAATAGAGAAAAATTATAGTATATTTGTAGCGTCAACCACCACTGACAACTAATATGGCTCTATAGTTTAAAACTATATATAATCGGGATTTAGATGCGTGGTGGCTCTACTTCCCGATTTCTTTTAGGATATGACAGATATTATGAAAGTAGGCGATACTATAAACGCAAAAGAAACAATGAGTTCGTTAGAAATTGCCGAACTAACAGGGAAACAACATTCTCATGTAATGCGTGATATACGCAATATTTTAGAGCAAGGAGTTGCCGAATCCAATTTTGGATTGGGTTCATATTCAGATGCTAACGGTCAAAATAGACCATGCTATTTTCTTACTAAGAAAGGCTGTCTTATATTAGCATCTGGATATGACGCATTACTCCGAGAAAGAATTATTAATCGTTGGGAAGAACTTGAATTAGAAAAGAAACAAGAGCTGCCTAAATTGCCCCAAACTTTTGCCGAAGCTCTAAGATTAGCTGCTGAACAAGCCGAACAATTGGAAAAACAGCAAGCTCGTATTGAAGAAATGAAACCAAAAGAAGAGTTCTTTGACCAAGTAACTGATAGTAAAGACGCCTGCGATATGGCTACTGTGGCAAAAGTTCTTAATATGGGGATTGGAAGAAATAAACTTTTTGAAATCTTGAGAGATAATAAAATTCTTCAAGGGAATAATCAGCCGATGCA